GACCATAATACCTCCGCCAATGGACGCAATTGGGTTCCCTTCGAGTGAGATGCTTTTCGATGCTAATCCGGACGTTGAGATGGCGGTGAGAGATATGGATTATCGATATCTCCGTTGGAGATTTCCTCAGTTTACAATTCGCTGGGCGGATCTGGAGAGATGGGTTTGGACAGATGTACCGTCTATCGAAGTTCCCCCTCTTTGGGTGTTTGTTCTTCGCCGAGAGTCCAGATGGCGTATGGCCTTTGGTTTGGTAAATGGGAGAAAGATTGCAACAAGTGCTAAGGCAGACTTATATCCCATGAAGTATTTAAAGGTTGTACTACAGCAGAATCGTGACACTCATAAACTCCCTCCGGCAGGTAAGGAAGCGATGTTGTACTTGACAGATGCTCTCAATCACATGTACCGCTTGATGGGAATAAAGAAGTTTCAGCATGTGAAATTTCCTCTTAGCTTTAACCATCTAACTAGTTCTTATATGGGGGCTTCCGCAGGTCTTAATTATGGACCAAAAAGGGAGATCCGGACAGGCGGAGTGACAGTCTATGTAAGCACCACGGGAAAGAAATTTGAAATGAGTGAACATGACATAAATTCTGTCTTAAAGTTTTTACGGGAGGGAGTTGAGGTCACAGTGATGTGGAACATAACAGGGAAGTCAGAGGTTTTTTACTCGTGGAAGCATCAGCTGGATGATAAGAAATACCAGGAATGGAAAGATAAATGTCGAGTCTTTGTTATACCCTCGTCAGTCTTTATTCTACTCGAGCGTTTGGTAGAGCAGGTTAGGATGGCACTGGAGCGTGGTGGGGCAATCAAGATCGGGCACAAGTGGTCAAAGGGTGGTATGGACACTATTGCTCGAGATTTGTTGATTGATTTGATCAACTGTTGGGACCCAGTTATATCAGAAGGGGATGTTGATAAGTTTGATATGGGAGTCATGGCTCAGTTACTCAATTTGTATTACAGTTTTACCCTAATTCACGAGGACCCTACAAGTGATGATTTTCCGTTAAAAAAACGTATAGTGAAACTTCTAATAAAGAATATGGTTGCACGGCTAACCCATTTATTCGGTCAAATATGGGTTATACAACGGGGTGGTGTTCCCTCCGGTTGTTTCGATACTTCACATATGGATTCTTGGATAATGCTTTTATACTTTTGTCTCTTTTGTATGTATCAGATTATGACAGCCCCTCCTGAGCATCAGGAACTTCTTGAGAAGCAATTTATAGAGTATGTTAGGATGATAGTATATGGTGATAACCATAATTGGAACCAGGGTCCAGTCGGTTCTCTTGCTCATACATACTTTGCTTGTGGAGAATTTACCAAATTTCTAAAAGAAAAATTCCTAGTGATATTGAGAGACAATCGGAATGCGATACCATTCTGTTCAACTCATATCTCAGGATGGCTAATAAAGAAGGGTACCGAGTTCTTAAAACATTTTGCCGTCCTAAATCGTAATATGACAAAGGGCCAGGCTACGTTCTTACCCTATCGTGAAACAAGGGAGTATATAGCCCGGGCCATATGGGGTCGTATACCTAAGTCCCGTGATTTGGTTGATACCCTACTCTCAGTCCTAGGACATGTGTATGGCACCCATGGATCGAACTATGATGCCTGGAAATCGCTGAAATTCCTCTACGAGGAGCTATTACACCGACTAGGAACGGATGAGCAGGGAGCAATTGGTATGGCGTTGGATCGTGTGGATAGAACTGATATTAAGAAAATGAGACAACATGGTATCACCCTAGAGGACTTAAGAACTGGGTTCCCGCGCTTTGATGAGCTTCAGAAAAGAAATATTGTCGATCCCGAGTATCAGAAGATTACCCAGGTAATTGGAGAGGATGAGGATTACTCGGAAATAGATTTTATATTGTAGAAGGAGAATCATACTGCCTTAATGTGTGAAATAAAGTTAGTAAAATGTAGTTAAAAATAAGTAAAAGTAGTAAAATAAAAATCAAAGACGAGCCAACCCCCGCCTATCGGCCCACTGGGTCGTGTCGTTTTAATAGGCAAGAAACCACTGTGACGAGTGGGTCCCTCCCCACAGGAGGGTTAGTCT